GGAATTCCTTTCTTCGTCAGCCACGTGAACAGCGGCATGAAGGCCTTTCCAAAGAGCTGCGTGAAATTGTCTTTGAGCGTCGATAGCTGGCCATTGAAGGACTTGGACTGCTTCCCCATCATGCCACCGAACATGGAGCCCTTGCTGGTCAGGTTCTCCAGGGCCTTCTCCACCTGCGGGTAGCCGATCTTGCCCGCGCTGATCATCTCCTTGACTCCAAGCACATTGGTGCCCGTGACCTTGGCCAACTCCTGCATGATGGGGATGCCACGGCCCTGGAGCTGGTAGATGTCCTGAAGGTAGAGCGTCCCAGAGACCTTCATCTTGCCGATGATGTCAGTCAGCTCACTGATGTTGATACCCATCGCCGAGGAGATGTCACCGATGCGCGTCAGGAAGCCGGGAATCTCTCCGGCAGCATAGCCATAGGCAGTGAGCTTCCTGGTAGCATCAGCAAGCTCAGGGAACTCAAACGGAGTAGCAGCGGCCAACTTGGAGATTTCACCGATCAGAGCCTCGGCCTCCTTAGCAGAGCCGAGCATCGTGGTCATGGCGATGGTTGTCTGCTCGATAGAGGCGTTGTACTGGATGCCCTTGACGGCACCGAACGACATCGCCCCACCAAGCGCGGTGACACCGGCAGCAGCGCCGACAAGCGCGACCTTGCCGACAGCAGCACCGATAGAACCGACACGTGAGCCGAACTTCCTGAACCGACCCTCGTTCTCATTCAGGCCGCGCTTGAACCGGCTGTCGTCAAGACCTAGGTAGGCGGTCAGCTCACCGACGGTCATCGCCATGGAGACCTACTTCTTCGGTGGGAAGAGCTTCCTCTGCAGCCTCGACTCGACGCCGAAGAGGCCGTCGATACGAACGCGCATCCAGCGAGCCGAACGCTCTTCGAGAAGGCCGGGAGTAGAAAGGTCAAGGTGATAGTGCTCCTGCATGTCAGCTTCAATAAGCTCCCAGTTCACCAGGATCGACCGCCAGGTCACTCCTCCGGAGCTTGCCGGGTAGTCTGGCCCTTCGAGCCATCTTGGGAGCCCCGTTGCCGGACTGACTTCGTTCGGGATGCCCGACGAGCCGCCCGGTTCGGAGCCGGCGCTTTTCCCTGCTTGTTCCAAACCTCAAGAGCCGTCTCCTGCCCGGACAGATGCCAGGCGATGAGCGTGTAGAAGACCGCCTTGATGTGCGCACTTGAGAGTCCATCCTCCACCATCTCCTGCTCCACGCCACCAAGAATCTCTTGTCGCAGCTTGACCTCGTACTCGTCATCCACGACCTCTTCATCGAGGTCTACAGGCTGCCCAGCCTGTTCAGCGCGCTGGGCAGCCTGCATCCTCTCGGCGACAGTCTGGAGCAGCAGCCATGCCCTTGCAGAAATCTCGCCGGGGAACGAATAGACCTTGCCCTTGATGGGAAGCTCGATAGGTTCGACGACAAGAAACTCATCTAGGTCACGGAATGCGCCCATTATCACTAGCCCCTCTCAGACTCAGCTCGTGTACACGAACGGATGGTTGACCACGCTAACACCAGTCGCGTTCTCGACCGAGATGTCGACCGTGCCAGCAGCATGAGCCGGAGCGACGGCCGCGATCAGGTTGTCACTGACGACCGTGAAGTCAGTCGCAGGAGTGGTGCCGAACTTGACACCATCTTCGACCGTCCCAGTGAAGCCGATACCGGAGATCATGATGATCGCACCACCAGCAGCCACATCAGTCGAGGGCGTTACCTCACTGATGATCGGGACAGCAGCCGGGGCACCATCAGGATGCGTATAGGTGTTACGCGCACCCTTACCGGTCAGCGTGACCGTCACGGTATCGAGAGCATCCATGCCTCCGCCATCCGGAACCCACGACACAGTCGCGTAGCCACGATAGGCTTCGGCTTTAGGGCCACCAGAGGTGACCTCATACCAGCGAACGTCCACTTCATTCGCCGCACCCATGCCAGCCGCAGCCGCACGAAGAGCTTCCTGCCCGGGGTCGTATGCCGTCGCGCTGGCAGCGAGCACCTTGCGCACGAGCTTCAACTCCAGCGACCAGCCGATAGCGGTCACCGTCGAGGACTTGTAGCCCTCAGAGTCGAAGTCACTGTCATCCTGGAGAGTCGGTTCCAGCGCAGCCTTGAACTCCGCAATCCCAAAGACTCCCGTCCACACCGGAACCTCATAGGTGCCGGTGTTGACATCGAGATACCACTTTCGATTGAGAGTGGCCGCCCCGAGAGGCGTTTTCGTAGTATGAGCCATGTCGCCTCCTTACTGGCGATATGTCGATGGACGGTGGGCGATGACGTAGTAGTTGGTCACGTTGCTCCACCGCAAGTCACTGTCCTGGCCNNCTGTACAACAGCGACGCCAGTCGACAGCAAGTAATGCGTCCTGCCATGAAGGAAGTCATAGATGGAATCGGCAAGGTCATCGACAGGCCGAGGGTCTTCGCCATCCCAGCGACACCGCACCTGGACTCCAAGGATGGAATCCGAGAGTGCCGGTGAATCACCGCTGGCGCCGTAGCTGGTCAGGGTGATGATGCGGTCAGGAGACTGCGGTACGGTGCCGATGACGATGCCGGTCTGGTCGCTCGTATAGACACCACTCTCATTCCACGAGCCAATGCCGGCATTACTGAGAAGAACAGCGAGGCCAGTGAGCAGGTTGGTACGGAAGCCACTCACTTCATCACCTTGCCGATCTCACGCGCAATGATCTTGTGGCCGACAGCGATGGTGGCCGGGTAATTGAGTGGACGTTCAAGGTACTTGGCCATGCGACCCATAGCATGATGGAGAGTGAGGTCTTCGTGCTGCACGACAGCATACGGAGTATCGAACGACACGGCAGCCTTGAGCGCACTCTCATCGACGGAAGCCACCGAAGAACGAGCCAGCGTTCCCTTGGCGAACGGCACGATGCGCTTCGCCTCTT